GCAGCTTGTGCCACCAGAGCCGACATCTGAACCTCAACCTGATCCGGCAACTCCACATTCGGTGCTGGCAGCGTCGCGCCAAGTTGTTCTTGTATCTTCTGGCGATACTGAAACGCAACGTGTTCTGCGACGTGGGCCATGATTGCCCCCTGCATCTGCTGGGCCATCGGGCTCTGACCAATCTGAGCCATCACCATCGGATCCTGCATCATGGTTGTATGTACAGCAATGTGGGCGTCGTGGTCTTGGTAGATAAACGCCTTAACAGGTTTGCCCGTAATGAGCGCCATGTTCTCACTAACTGGATCCCGTGGAGTCATGTCGTCTGGTAGTGGGATTAACTTCTCCGCGTTCTTGATGCCCAACACTTCAATCATCTGACGGTGCAACACTGGCAAGTCATAAATCTGGGGTGCGCCCTGAGCCAACTGGATAACAGCCTGATACTGCATGATCCTTTGAGCCATCGTCGCACTGTTTGGATCAGACACAGGAATAACGTCTACCGCATCGTAGTCGGCTTGTTTAGCCATACGATCACCCTCGGCGGGGTCGTAGCTGTATTCATCAGGGGTGTAGTCACGAATGATGGACTTGAGGAGTTTGAACTCCTGCTTCATCGAATAATGCACCCGGGCCTGAACCGCGCTCATGGTCTTAAGCTGTCGCTCAAGCAATGCCAGTGTTGTGCCAACGGGAGCTTGTGCGCTCATGTCCGACACTTTCATATCGGCAATTGACCCTAAACGACGTGCCTCGTCTGTGATCTGGTTGAGCAACGCCATCAATGTCTGGCTTGGCTCTTTGTAAGGCAGCGGTAAGATATTGTCTCTCACGCTCCCTGAAGGCAAGTCCACATCACGGAACTCGCCGGGCTGAATAGGGGTGTCATCCCCCCTGATACGCAGTCCACGAGACTTGAGTCCGCCGGGCAGATTCGATAAAGTACCCGCATCAACCAACTGCCGGATGAGGCTTGTCCCTGCCCGGGCGTATCCACCAATGATATGTATCAAGCCCAGACCGTACGCACCAAAACCGGGCACGTAGGTGTACTGCACAAAATGTTGTCTTTTTGAGCGGGTCTTGTCGTCTTCGTTCCAATTCCTACGAATTGCGAGAATTTTAGTAGTGCTGCGATCAATAGTGATGACGTACGGCAGCGCAATATCGTCTGGGTCTTCGTATCCCGGCATGTTGAAATCCGCGTGGATCTCAAGGATCTGATATCTATCGTCGTCAGTTAGGGAGTACCCTTGATCCTCTGCTTTTTTCTTCTCCACGTCGGTGTGGATAGTGGTGGGTTCGCCCAGTTCTACCTCACGATAGAAGCCCGCCACTTGCAGTTTCTTAATGTCGTTCTCGGTCTTACGCATGATGTGCGTAAGGCGTTCGGCAGTGTTGGCGCTGGTTGCGCCATAAGGAATAATGATGTCTTCGGCGGGTATGAAGATAGATGTTTGACGGTTCAAACTCGGATCAAAATACACCTTTTTAAAGGCCGAGCCCGCTAAACCTAACGAGTACAACATGCGCTCGTGCTCAGGGCGATACTCCTGCATCACCTCTGTCAACTGATAGTTCATATCATCACGAACCCTCTCAGCCGCATCCTCTTTCAGCTTATCAATAGCGCCTATGATTTCCGTCTTAACCGGGCCTTGTGCCGGGAACGTCTCAATAATCGTCTCTGACTGAAACCTAATCGCAGCTTCTGTAAGCACGGTAGAGTAAACACCACAAGCCCCAGTCCAAGGTTCAGTACGCTCTTCGTACTTCATACCCAAAACATCTAGGCCCTTTACATACATCTCTACCCAGTCTTTACGACTGTTGATGTCTGCATCAACCAACTCAATCAAATCACTAGCTACAACTTGTAGTTCGCCTTCGTCCATGTACTCGGCAAGGTTGGCACCAAAGTCTTCTGCTGTCTCAGGCTCTGGAGACAACTCAATCTCTACCCCGCCCATATTGATAGAGACACTATCTGGGTTCTCGACCTCAATCTCCATCACCGGTTCTTCTGAACCTAAAGGGTCGAGCCCCTGCGGAGCTGCATAGAGAGAAGGAGTCATACTATTTGTAGCCATACTTGTCCTTAGTAGTAAGCAGCTTTACGGCTGCTCTTAAACCATTGTTGTTCTTCCGGCTCGTCAATTGGCAAGCGTAAGAACCCACCTTGCCTGAACCGCATCAGCGCTAATGTCGTCGCGTCCACCAAGTCGTCATGCTCGCCAGATGGAAATGCAGCAATCTCATCAACCAATTCTTCAGCCCAGCGGGTGCGGGGAACCCACACTTTGCCGGACGCAATAATGTCGGATACGGAGTTCAGCCGGGCTATCTTATCCTGTCCTTTACTTGGCGTATACTCCATAACCGGTATGCCCATCGCCCGCAGTTCATAAATAAGCGGCGCTCCCGTAGCTTTCTTCTCAATCAGCAAGCCGTCGGGTTCGTACTCTCTGTACTCATTAAGCACGTCCCGCTTCAACTCCACCCATTCAACTCGTTTCTTGTACGTGTTCAAAAGAATGATGTTCTTTGACATGTCCGATTCATCAGTGAACACGCCCCACGTCGTCCCAGCGGAATAGTCAGCCCTGTTGTTTTTCTCAAACGCCGTATCCCACGTTTGAAGTATGTACTCACATTCGGGCGGCCCGTCTTGCTCCCACCATTTCCACCAGTCGCGCTTCACAATAGCCGACTCGTTACCCACGGGGTTCTGCTGATACTGCGCTTGCCACTTACTATTAGGCAGTTCTTCCCGAAGCGCAGTCAATTCTTCCGCCGACCAAAACTCCGGCCATAAGGGATTACCCGAGGGCATAATGGCAGGGAACTCGATCACATCCCACTGCTCGCCACCCCTAGCAGCGGCTGCTTTCATCACCTGACCGGTCAAATCCCGCTGAGCCCAGCGTGTCATCACAATCACGATAGCCCCGCCCGGCTGCAAACGCTGACGCGGGCCTGACGTGTACCACTCATACACCTTGTCGAACACATCCGGATTGGACGCCGCCATTGCAGCTTCCTGTTCTGAGTGCGGATCGTCAATAATTAGGATGTCGGCACCCTTACCAGTCACCGTACCGCCTACGCCAATCGCAAAATAGTCCCCGTTTCGGCTGGTATTCCACCGTCCAGCAGCTTTTGAGTCTGCACGAAGCTCTAAATTGGGGAAAATGTCCTTGTAAACCTCGGAATCCACCAGATTTCGCACTTTTCTACCAAACCCAACCGCCAATTCAGCCGTATTCGAGCACTGAATCACCTTCTTATTAGGAAACTTGCCCAAAAACCAAGCCGGAAGTAGGTAAGACGCGAACTCTGACTTGGTATGGCGGGGTGGCATGTTGATAATCAGCCGTTTACACTCCCCGTTAGCCACCTTTTCAAAAGCAGCAGCCATCTTTTTGTGGTGTCTACCCCCAATAAAGTCGGGCCACACCTTATCAACGAAGTGCATGAACTTGTTTCTAGCCTGCTCCTTCTCGCCAATCTGCACCCGATTGGTTAATTTCTGTAAAACGCGGGCTTTTTCCTCTGGAGGCAGGCTTGGCAAGCTGGTTAAAAGCGCTTCAAGCTCTGGTTCAATAACCAAAACCTCCTCATCACTGCGCATCGGGATCTTCCTCAGCGGGCGAATCGGGCTCGACGGGCGTAACGTCCTGCACCATCTCTAATACCGGGGGTCTGCCAAACTCCTTATCCAGATCCACGTCAATAGCGGATTCTCGCCCGCCGTAGAGCTTCATGAGTTTGCGCACGTTGTCTTTAATCGCCTGATCTAAATCAGCCGTATTGTTATACGTGACGCTAATTTCTGTTTTCTCTGAAAACAACCCAACGTCGCTGATCTTGCCCAACATCTCTGTTGCTTTTATCTCAATCTTGGGGTCGCCGCAGGAAGCCAAATCCAGCAGCTTATTAGTCACCACCTTGCGAAGCTGCGCAGCATCAGCAACAAACTCATTGTTGTACTCACGCAGCATCCCCGATATTCTGTCTGCCACCGGCAGATCGTATACGGTGGGTAAAACATTCGCAGCGGGCGCGGCTGGATACTTGCGGGGCCGACCACCTTTGTTTT